TTGGTGTGAATGAAGTGATACTATTAGTTCCAATACCAACTTCACCTAAGAAGTAAGAGCTACCATTACCGTTAATTCTAACTCTTGGTACACTATTATTTTGGGTGTACCCCATAAAGACAGCACTAGCACCTGATGACCTAGTTGCTTGAACTAAACCAGTGGTAGTTAACTTAGTACCAGCATTTACACCATCATTGGGGTCAGCACCTACAGTAACTGTACCACCAGTGACATTAACACCTGCCCGCGCTGTAATGATGCCAACAGAATCTACATTAGCAACATCTTCATAAGTTGCAGTTCCAAGAACTTTGATATTCTGTGGAAAAGTTACAGTGTTTCCACTCCTAGGATTAATATTATTAGCGTAGATATTTGACATCTTACAAAGATAACTTTTTTTCTATTTATCTCTGGAACATATATTGCCTATACCACTTCACCTATAACCCATGACCTCATACCATGTGGTACATCTGAAATAATTTCTTGAGTCAATGCTACTACATCTGGTGGAACAACCAAACAGAAACCAATACCTAGATTGAATACATTACGCATCTCTTCTTCAGCAATGTCCCCTGCCTTCTGAATCTTATTGAAGAGTTCTGGTCTCTCCCAGGAGTTGTAGTCTACATCAACAGTCATACCCTTTGGAAGACACCTAGGAAGGTTCTCAGGGATACCACCACCAGTGATATGTGACATACCAAGAATAGGAACCACATCTAACAGATCCTGAACAAGAGGAGAATAGATTGTAGTTGGAACCAACAACTCAGGCATCTCCTTGTAGTAGATATAATTTCTCCACAACATATCATTGACAAGAGTGTATCCATTACTATGAAGACCACTACTTTCAATACCAATGACTACATCACCAGGTTGGATGTTACTACCATCAACAACGTCATTCTTCTCTACAACACCAGTGCAGAAACCAGCAAGGTCATAGTCAGTTGCTCTAAAATGTTCAGCAGTCTCACCACCTAGGAGTTGCATGTCTGCAATCTTACAACCCTCAGCAACTCCATGCACAATATCACTGACATTAGCATCAATGGTTTTAGTAGAGATATAGTCTAGAAAATATAATGGTTTAGCACCAGAACATATAACGTCATTGACGCACATAGCAACAAGATCCTGACCAATAGTGGTGTAATCATTAGCAATCCTACAAATGTTAATTTTAGTTCCTACACCATCAGCACCAGATACTAGAACAGGTTTCTCATATCCTGATGGGATCTCCATCATTCCATTGAACCCACCAATGTTGGGTGCCATTACCTTGAGATACTCAACAAAGGATCGTCCTTTTTGAATGTCAACACCAGAAGTTTTATAATCCATTAATAAATCTCACCTTTAGTAATTTGTTCACGACGTTTTAGTTTCCATACTATGTAATCCATCGTGGGGATACACATAGGATTCCAACCAACAAAGGTTGTTGATTCTCCACTAGGTATCTTCCAACACTCAGCATTATCATTGTCAAGGTCTAGTGATTTACGATACTCATCCTCACCATACATAACAACTGCTCTTTCTGCTTCATTCAAACTAGTGAAACATGCAAAACCATTCTTTCTAATCTCATCAGGAACGTGGTGTTTCATTGGATTGCAAGTGGTTCTAGTCTGTCAAGAATCTCACGATAGGCAGGTACTATATCACCTTCATCCTTTCTGAATAGATCCTTATCAAATCTTTTATCACTACCAATCTTCCATAGTCTCATACTATCTGGACTAATCTCATCTGCAAGATACAAATCACCATGAGCATCATAACCATACTCAACCTTAAAATCTACAAGATCAATACCCAAGATGTAGAACATCTGTCTAAGGTAATCATTAATCCTCAGTGTCATCTCAACAAAAGGTTCAGGATTATATCCCATCAGACGTACACGATCTCTTGTTAGAAGAGGATCATGCTTACTATCATCCTTCAAGAAGAACTCAACAATAGGTTGTGGTAGTGGAGTACCTTCTGTTAAAGTTGTCTCACGAACAATAGATCCAGCAGCACGATTCCTACAAATGACTTCTAGTGGAACGATGTCTACCTTTCTACAGATCATCTTATTAGCACCAACCATATTAATATAGTGGGTTGGGATATTTTCTTTGGCAAGTTTCTCAAAGATGAGAGATGAGATGCTACAGCAGAGGGATCCTTTTCCTAAAGGATGATCAACCATCTCACCATTACCAGCAGTTACTTTATCATGGTACTCAATGATGACTTGCTGTGCATCATCACCTTGATACACAGTCTTGACTTTACCTTCAACAATCACTTCCATAACGTCGATAATAATATTATCTTTATATAGGCATAAAAAAAGAGACCCCTAAGGGTCTCTTGAAATTTCCAGATATGGAATCTGAATCACATGAGGTTCTTAACAGCAACTCTTCTGTAGTAGCGGTTAGAGTTGATTCTGAGTCTACCCAGACCTTGGTTAGATCCTTCAGCAAATGGGTTAGCAACCAAACCATATCTGGTCTTGAAGCCAATTTTAGGCTGGAAGGTGTTCTCTCCAACTGCACGAACCATCTGAAGTGGAACATATGGGCAGTAGAATAGACCTGCATCATAAGGGGAAGAACCCTTATAACCAACAACATAGTACTGATTACCACCAGCAGCATTAGCACTGGTCAGGTTTGCAGCATAGGGGTCAATGTAAACTCTGAACTTACCATTGATGGTGCCAGCAAAGGTGTTGCCAGTGTCATCAACATTCAGGTTTGCATTCAGGGCAGGGGTATAATCCAAGATACCAGCCATAGTCAGTGCAGATGCTACGTCAGCAGAGCACATGACCATGTTGCCCTTCCCTCTACGAGTTCTTTGTGCAATTGCGTTTGCATCTCTCTCGATTTGGAAAAGAAGACCTTTGAACTTCTCAACAGACCATCTGCCATTGGAGTCAATGTCAAGGTCAAATACACCAGGTTGTGCAGTGTTAGAAACAGCACCTTGCTCAGCTACCTTATAGATGGTTCTGATGACTTCTCTGTTGATCTCAGCAAGGATCTCAGTAGAGAGGATGTTAGCAAGTTCTGCTTCTGCATTCAGACCATGGATTGCCTTAAGGTCTTGTGCAAGTTCCAAGGAGTACTCTGCTTTCAGAGCTCTTGACTTAGCAGTTACAGTGACTTTCTCAATAGAGAATGCCATCTGGTTGAACTGATCACCAGCACCATTGCCTAGGTTCTCAGAGTCACCTGTGACCATGCCCTGACCAACACTGTAACCAGTGGAGGATGCAGAACCAACAGGGTTCAGGATTGAAGGGTTAGAATCTGCTTGTGCAGTTGTACCCAAACCAACAGCAGCATCAGACATGCCTCCTGTCAGGTTCATACCATCATCCTGACCAGAGAATGCAGTATCTACTTCATCATAGAAGGTCTCATTGCCACCCTGATCGGTGTAGCGTGAGCGCATTGCAAAGATAAGTCCAGTAGGACCATTCATTGGTTGAACACCAGCCAGGTCATATGCAACCAGGTTAGGCATTGCGCGTCTGATCAGAGAGATCAGTACAGGGTCGAAACCTGCAACAGGACCAGCACCATCAGCTGAACCAGAGAAACCACCTGAAGCACCAGCTGCATTAGCAGCATTGGTGGGGGTTTCCATCAGGTTGATACCCTGACTGAATGCTTGCTCCTCTCTGAGGAATTTTTCTTGGTTTTCCAGCAGGACTGCGGTTACGCTTCTTCTATGACTATCCTTGATAGGATCAAGACCTTCATAGTCGAGGAGTGGACTCCACTTTTCCTGCAGATGTTCTGATTGAAACATTTGCTATTACCGTTTGTTGAAATTGTAAGGGTTTGAATTAATTAAAAATTCACTGTTTGAAAGCACCCAGTGTTCTCAGATATGCATCCATAGATCCAGCAATTGGTGCTGGTGTTGAATCCACACCCTCAGACAGGGTTTGTGGTGCTTCAGATTTTGCAACTGACTTACCTGAGAAGTATGACTCCTTCAGGGTCTCCAGTTTTTGACGATACTCTTCTTCACTTTCAAACTCCACACTTTCAGCAAGTGAGGCAAGCTTTTCTTTCTGGGTCTCTACAAGACCTTCAGAAATTTGATTGAGGATAACATCAGCTGAAGACTCAGCAAGTCTCTTATTCAGGCCAATGTTCTTATCAATCTGCTCATTGAGTTTGGTCTCCATTTCATCAAGTTTTTCTACCATGCTCTCAAGAACATCATATTTTTCTTCAGGGATAGTTACATAATGTTCTTCAAAGAGTCCCTTCATTCCAGAAAGGAAGGACTCTGTCATTTCTGTCTTAAGACCATGATCAATAGCCAACTCATTCTCAGTCATCCACTCTTCGCAGACATACTCAAGATATGAGTCAACTCTTTCAGTGAGAGAACCTTTAAGAGCTTCTCTCTCTTCTTCCAGTTTTGTTTCATACTGGGTTTCCAGGGTTTCCTGGATTTCTTTTACTTTGGAATTCAGAGCAGCTTCAAAGATAACCTTTGCCTTTTCTCTAAATTCTTCTGAGAGATCTTCACCACCCAGAAGAGCATTGACATCTTCTTCGATGTCAACACCATCATCAATGGTTTCTTCCTCTGCGACAATTTCCTCTTCAGAAACTTGGTCCTCTTCAAGAACCTCTTCCTCTTGGGATTCGATTTCTTCTTTAGCCATTTTCTTCATAGGGTCTGCTGCTTTTGCACCTCTGTTGACTACATCACTGACAGTCTTGATCTTAGGCTCTCTGAGCTTTGCAGAATCATTGTCGGGTTTGTAGTTTTCTGGAGTAGGTCCACCTAGATCTTCATAAGACCCAGTCTGACCTGCTACTGCTCCACCTGCAAGTTTTTGCATCCCCTCTGCAGGTTTTGCACTCGCGTTCACAGCAGTTTTAGATTGCTCCATTTCTTGTAAATTGTCACGAGACATTGTTGAACTCTCCGATTAACCTTTTTTAATCTATATTTATTTATAAATTAGTATTTTTAACTACGCCAACAACTCAAAGGTTGTTGAGGAAGTCACTGAACAGTTTTGCTTTCTGTTCATCAAGTTGCTTAGTAGTTACAAGTGTATTAATTTGCTTGTAAGTCTTTGCTGCCATGGATTCTCTTAGGATGCCACCATCCCAGATCCATTCTTTTCCTTCCATGATACCTTCAACGAAAGCATCAGGTGCAGAAGGGTCTGCTACAATATCAGCAGCAGTGGAGAGCATAAAGTCATCTCCAACAATATTTACTCCTTCTCTGGTGGCTTTGAGGGATCCAATCCCTCTTGAAGAAACACCTAGTTTGACACCTTCACCAATAAGTGATTGTGCAATCTTACCCATTGGGGTTGAAAGGATTTTTGCCTTACCAATGAAGTTTGTTCCACTTTCTTTGAGAGAAACAATTTTGTGACTGACACGATCCAAATTAACTGTTGGACCATCTGGATGTCCAAGTTCTCCGAGAGCTCTACCAGATTGGATGTGGTTTTCATTGTATCTTTGGACTTCCTTTCTTAGGACTCCCATTGGATACATTCTACCATTTCTGTTCTGCATCTCACCCTGAAGGAAGATACCCTCAATAAACATTGATTTTTTACCGTTTTTCTCTTCAACGATAAAATCAACTGTTTCAATTTCTTCTCTGATTAGTTTCATTGTTTTCAGGATACTTGTACTTGTTGGATGTATGCTTTACCAGTGCCAGTCTCTGTTTTTACAGATACTTTGATTGACTTTCTAACTTCTGCAAACTGCTGTGCATCAAATACATCAGTTACTGATGAAGAATTATAATTGACTGTCATTCTAGTGTTGAAGTAACCACCAACACCTGCAGAATTATCAACAGACTGTACAAGTTGATGAGTAAAATTAAAGTTAGATTGATTTGCTGTAAGAGTTACAGCATCACCAGGTCCAAAAGGACAACCTGTTCCTTCTGGAAAATCAATGATTGTAGTAGTACCAGTGGTAACACCAACAACTCTATTTGATTGCACTGGACCAAGAGAAATATCTTCACCCTCACCAACAGGAACATAAATGTTCTCATTGGTTGATACTGGGTTAGCACCATAATTTACATAAACACCTGCAGTTTCTGCAACAACTCTGAGATTGTCAGACTGTTGAGAGATTGGTTGTGTTTGTTGGGTGGTATCAGTAGTTGATAGTGTAGAATTGATTCCTACTGGTCTAATAGCAGTCATTATTATAAGGTTACAGTCCTATAGGTGTATTTAGTATTACTCTTCTTCTGAGGATTCATCCTCTTCTTCAACTTCATTATCCTGATCAAGTTCAGATTCAACTTCTGGTTCATCAAAAATTGATGAAGCCACCTCAGGTCTAATATTTTCAATTTTTTCTGCACTCTTTGCAAAGAGCAGATCTTTAATTTTATCACTAATTTGTGATGCACTCTCATCTTTGCTGACGAGAATATCCATAAGTTCGTCCATGTTTAATAATGATGTTACGTTTGCTATTTAGAAATCCCCACCTTTGGGTGGTGTGATTTCAGGGTCTTTTGGTGATGGGGGAGCTGCCATTGCTTGAGCTGGTTCACCCATTGCTGGATCTTGCATTGGCATACCAGTCATTGGGTCAATTGATGCAGGGTCAGGAATAACACCTGCTTCAATTTCTCTTTCAATGAGTTCATCTTGCTCAAGAATCTCTTCATCAGTTTGTCTGAGAATTGTTCTTCTTACATAGTCAGCAGAGTAGTACTTACCAACATATGGTTCTGCAAGAGCAGCAAGGTTGATTCTTTCAGTTTGAATTTCTGCATCCTTAAGTTCAGCAAAGTGATTGTCATACAGGAAGTCATACTGAATGTGGTCTGCCATATACTCCCAATCTTCAGGAGTAATTACATTCTTAAGAAGCAGTTGTGTCTTCAGCATATCACTGAACATAGATGAGAATCTCTTTCTCATTCTACCAACAAACTTGGAGAACTTAACTTCATCTCTCAAGATTTCAGAAGAACGACCCATAGAGAAACCACTGTCTCCTTGTAGTCTAGACTCAGGAACATTCAATGCTCTATAAAGTTTCTTCTGGAAGTAGTTGATGTCAGTGATTTCACCAAGGTTCTGACCACCAGGAAGTGTAGTAATTTCTGTACCTCTACCACCTTCTCTTCTAGGTAACCAGAAGTCTTCCATCATAGACATGAACTTCTTGTCATCTCTAATCTCACCAGTGTTTGCATCATAGACAAGCTTATTTCTATAACGCATCATGACGTCACGCAGATATTGTTCTGCCTTTACCTTAGGTAGATTACCTACATCAATATAGAAGATTCTACGTTCTGGTGCTCTTGATAATCTGTAGATAACAAGTGAATCCTCAATCATCATCAACTGATTGATAGGTTTGATTGACTTATGCAACCAAGATAATGTAAGACCTTTATTCCTATCTACCAAACCAGAGGTGCAATAAGTGACAGAATCTTTTGTCATCTTAATGCCTTTTACAGAAGAATTGTTGGCACCATAGTTGGTTCCACTCTTCTGACCAGGGGTGTAGATAAAATATTCTTCAATATCTGGGAAGTTATAACCTGTATTATCACTTGCTGCTAATTGATTTTGTGCAGTTTGCACACTATCCTTGCCTTGTTTTTTGATTTGACGAACATACTTCATCTTAGAGGCATCAATATACCTCAGTTCTTGAATACCTGCCTGTGGATTTTTCTGGTCAATGACTTTGTTATAGTACAATCTACCATCAATGTACCAGTTTCTAAAAATCTCGTGTGCTTTCTTATCAAAATCAAGCAACTCTAGGATATAAGCAAACTCTTCTCTTACTTTCTTCTTGATGTTATCGCTTGCTTTGAGGTTAGATAGTTCAATTTTAACTGGACTATCATGGGTATCTGAGACAATTGCCTCATTTACAATATCCTCAATGGCACTATCACATTCTGGATACAGTGCCATTGACCTGTATCTTCTAATTAATTCATTCTCATTTTTGTAGACACCTTCAATATCTACATAGCTACCAAAAAACCCAGTGCTTACGTAATGCTCCGACCCATCCTGATTAGAGGGTGGGATCGGAGATACTACACTGGGTGGTGTCTTCTCATTATCTTCAATTGAGAATCCAAATAATCTGCCCATTATGATTTAATCTAGACGTCTGTCTAGTTATTTATCACTCAATCAGAGCTTCACCTGCTGATGACCCTGAAGATTCAAGGGAATTGCCTATTGTGAAGTACTGAACCTGGAACGTTACATCAAATGTCTCATAGTCATTTGTTGTGTCATAGCTCAGGTCAATTGCTGAAACTTCAGTTGGGAAGATGTCATAGAACTTATAAGTTCTAAGTACTGAAGACTGACCACCATTGTTTGTGGTGGAGAATCTTCTATCTCCTCTTCCTAGTTGCTGAACATAAGCATCAGTCATATAAGATGATGGGTTGGTGACACCAGTTGCGTCATCCAACTTGCTCAATACATTCATCCATCTTTCAAATGCTGTTCTCAGTTGGAAGTCCTCATCATTGATGATTGTGACTGTCCAAGGTTCAAATGTTCTGTCTCCAGCAACCTTAAGGTTTCTGCCTCTAAAAGGAACAGTAACTTCTGCAATTGTTGAAGCAGGAAGTTGTGCTGCCTTACACATGAATTTAAAGGTGCCATTTTCTGATTGGTCACCACTTCCCCAAGCATCAATGATTGCTGAAGGGAAAGTAGGAACTGATACTTCAAATAGATTGGGGCGGGCACCGCCACCCGCCAATCTTGATTTAAACTGTGATAGTGACTTAGTTTCTGCCATTGGTTAATCCTCCTTTGTTATTTAATAAAATCAAACAGAACCAACAACTTCTTGGAAATCAACACCAGTTCTGGTGGCAACAAATGTAAGTGTGATGAAGTTGATAGATTTGGTTGGCTTCAGGAAGATATCTGCCCTGAATTCATTGTTGTCAATGAGATCTGGTGTGTTGTTTGTTTCATCACAAACAACCAGGAAGTCATAAACACCTCTCTTAGCTTGAACATCTCTCAAGTAAGGTTCAACAATGTTAACAAAGTTTGCTCTTGTGTTAGCATCATTGAGTTCAAAGAGTTGTGAGTTTGCAGCACCTTCAAGTGCTTGCTCAACTGTAAGGAACAGTCTTCTAACATTGATTCTGTCAAAGGCAGAAGCATATGATAGAGCAGTCTTGTCACCAAACAGAACAATACCTGAACCTCTTTGGTTAACGATTGAGTTAACTCTTGAGGAGTAGAGTGAATCTCTTTGTGATTTAGATGGATTATATGCCATCTTAACAGCATTGTTGAGAACACCTCTCTGAACACCAGCAGGTGAGAACCAAGGATAAGCATCAATTGCTGTCCTTACCATCAGACCAGCAGTATCACCATTAGTTGGGATATATCTGAACTGATTATTGAATCTGTCAAAGGTGTACTTGTAACCAGAATCAAATACTGCATATGAGGAAGAACTCAATGCACTGTAGAAACCAAGGACATTGGTTGTCTGTGTAGCAGTGTTTGTGACATTAACAATATCGTCTCTATGTGGAGAGATAGTTGCAATACAATCTTTTCTTGCTTCAGCAATAGAAATCAGTTGATTTGCCTTTGCCTGTGATTCTGATTTTTGTGCAAGTCCAGGTCCCATGATAAGGAAGTCTACAGCAACTTCATCCTTATTTTCAAATTTGCTATATCCAATTTGAAGTTCACCAAGAGTTGCCTTCATACCACCTGAGGTATCATAATCATTGCCAGATCCCAATGAGTAAGTGTTGTTACCAACAGCACTAAACTTAATGCCTTGTGCTTCTTGACCCCAGAGACCTGCACCAGTTGTGACTGCAGTGTAATTAGTTGAGAAACCAGTTGCAACAGGAGTAGTACCCCAATAGGTGTCAGTTGTATTAGCAGGACTGTATCCAGCAAATACAAATTTTGAATTGTCTGCAACAAAGTCTTTATAGTAAATTCTTGTAGGTGCATCACCATCTGCAGTAGCGTCAGATGATTTTGAGAGATTAGTAAATTTCTCAAGGATTGCACCTTGAATACCAGTTACATCTCCAGTGTCATCTACAACTGCAATGTGGATTCCATCACCACTACCATCTCTTGAAGTTGAGTATTGGGATGAAACAGGTTTTGGTGCAATTGACTTCCAGAATACTACTGAATTTTCAAGACCCAATGTCTGTTGATCATACCAATCAATTGCTGCATCAGCAAAAACAGGATTTCCAACATCAGCACCAGAACTATTTCTTATTTTTAAGAAATCACCTGAACCAAATGAAGCAGAATTATTAAAGTTAGTATACGTAACAGGTGTCTCACCACCTGTTGTTACTGTCATGCTCTCAAATGTGACAGCAGTACCAACTGTTACTGTATTACCAATACCACTTGCAAGGGTAACAGAAGTTGTTCCAAAACCAGTAACAACTGCTTTTGAGTTTCCATTTCCAGTAACAAGAATGTTTCCAGTTGTGATTCCTGAAGTACCATCCACAAAAACTGTTGTGGTATTTGGTTCCAATTGAATATCAATTCCAGCAGTGCCTACACCAGCAAATGTTTGGGTATCAGGAGCAAGTCTTGAGATTACCTTCAGTTCTAGTGTGCTGTTTCCATTTATTGCATCAGTATTGACACCAGTAATGATGCCCTTTAGTGAACCAGTGAAGGTTGAAGTAGAACCATCACCTGGAATTGTTATACCATTTCTAGTTGCTGTAACTGCAAGACCAACCTTATATTCAAGTGAACCAGGATTTGTGGTTGCAATACTAACAATCTGGTCTGCCTGGTCATCAATGGTACAAACCTTCATTGTGTTTGACCAAGAACCTGGATTTCTTGATGCCCAATAGTACTCTGAACTATTTTCGTGATTTAGTTCATAGTCATCAAAATTCTCAATCTTGAGAGATGATGATGATGCTTGATTTACTCCAGCATTGCCATTGACAAGTTGAGATCCATCTGTTCTTACTACCTTAAGGATACCACCATAAGAGAGGAATGAATTTGCTGACATCCAGTACTCATACTGTCTGTCTGTGGACATTGGTTTTCCAAATGTGTCCAAGAATTGTTGCTGTGTCTCAATGGTGATCGGCTCATTAACAGGTCCAAGTGGAAAAGGACCAGCAATAGCTCCAATATTATCAAGGACGTTCTCTGCTCTACCAACAGTTAAGTCAACTTCCCTGACTAATACTCCTGGAGATAATTGAGGAGTAGCCATATGTTTCTCCTTAAAGTCTCTGTTTTACTACAAAATATTTAGGATTTTGAGTGTTTTGACTGGGGAAAAGTGGAGTGAATAACTACCAATCAGGATATGACCAGTCATTCTTACATTTTCTTGTCTTCACAATTCTTTCAATGGTACAATCTTTGCACTCATGAGAAAATGATGATGCTACTGGTCCTCTATCTTTTCTTGTCCTATAAAATCCATCAATCAAATTTTTGGTTTTACCACAAACCCTACATTTCCTATCATTTAAAAGTAAATGACCTAGTTTGATTTGCTTATCTAAATCCATTATCTATAATTCCACATATAATCCATACCACCACCAGTTGTACCATACTCATCAGCAGTAGACCATCTATCTCCTTCACTATCCACAAAAGAAGTTTCATCTAAACCATCATTCATAAAACCAAATGGTGCCATATCTTGTTCAATTTGATTCTTCTGTTCTTCATATAATCTCTTTCTAATATCCTGGTCAGTTAGTTCCTTAAAGTAATCTTGTGCTACTAACCAAGCATAGATGACTAAACACATAGCAAGGTCATCATTACAACCCTCTTCTGCCTCAAATGAATTGTGTTTAGATATAAATGTGGTCAGTTCTGAAATAATCTCATAGTCATTGAAGATAAGTTTATCTTCTTCAATCATTGTCTTGAGGTTGAGTGACCCTACCTTCTTGACAGTCTTACTCATCTTAACACCAAGTTGTGTTTTATTGCCAGAGAAACCCTGTCCAACAATTTGACCTGCTCTACCTCTCATAGAACACATTAATAGGTTCTGATACTCTAAATCATATTGAATTATACTTGCAACCTGGTCACCTATATCATTTACCTCACATAAAATAAATGCACTATTATAACTCTTTGCTACTTCATAAATTACATTTGGAAATAGCATTGGTTTAATAACATTATTTCTATACTTTGCCACAATCTTATGTGGGAACTCAGTAATGTCTGCCACAACAAATGCAGAGTAATCTTCTCCCACACCCCTTGCAACGTCAACTGTCATTACATAATCATGCTCTTGTAATGGTTGCTCATAGATGTCCAGACCAGCATTTCTGGTCATAGGATTATCATAGATAAGAGTTTTTAGTTTGCTAGGAGCAATCAGTGTATCAATAGAACCTAAGAACTCGCACTCAAACTCAATCTTGAACTGTTGTTCAGATGTGTTCTTAATTGTTTGTTGCTTCCACTTATCATCTCTTCCTGGTACTTCTGACCAGTGAACGTCAGTGGGTATATAATCATTCTTTCCTTTCTCTGCATCATGCCACATCCTGTAGAAGTGGTTCATGCCATGAGGCGTTGAGACTATGATGACTTTTGTTGATTTACCAGAAGTAATAGTAGGATAAACAGAGGCAAAGAAGGCATCTGCAATATGGTTTGGGACGAAAGCAAATTCGTCGAGGAAGAGAATGTTAAACGACATGCCTCTGACAGCACTTGCAGACGTAGAAGCAGCCAGTATCTTTGATCCATTTTCTAACTCAATGTTACCCTTGTTCCATACTAACACACCTTGCTGCATCCACTTAGGCAAGTTTTCATATGCTGTAGCTAATCTTGCCAGCAACTCCCTTGCAGTAGATGCTTTGTTTGCTAGGATGCCAATATTAACACTGTCATTAAAGACAGCATAATGTAAGAGATAAGATACACAAGTAGTAGACTTACCAGTCTGTCTTGGCATCTTACATATGTTGAATCTGCTATTATGAAAATTATTGATTAATTTATTTTGAAAGTCATAAGTCTTGAATGGTTGGAGACCAGCATCCAAGGTTACAATTTTGACGTAGTTATTGGCAAAGTAGACTGGGTCTTTTTTACACTTAATGTATTCTTCAACTTGTTCTTTGGTAAACTCAATTGGTGTATTCGCCTTCTTG